ACTTTGAAAAAAGGTACAGTTTGTACTTCTACAAGTTCCTTCGGTAATCAAAGTTATACAATTACAATTCCTGCAGATATTACCAGACCAGTTGTAAATGGCATCGCACTTTTCGAAAATGTGGATGTATATGAAGGAACTTTCTTGGTCAAAACTTTTACAGTAAATTCAAATATTCCAAATCAAAAGTTTATTTTAGATAATTCTGATATTGATACTAAATCAATATCTGTTCTTGTTAGAAACACACAATCTAGTACGGTATCCAGGAAATTTTCTTTATCTACAAGTCTTTTGGATGTTGATTCATCCTCAAAAGTTTTCTTCATTCAGGAAATTGAAGATCAAAGATATGAATTAATTTTTGGAGATGGAATTTTTGGTGTGAAATTGGATGATCAAAATTATATTGAAGTTTCATATGTAACAACATCTGGTGAAGAAGCAAATAGCGTCTCTTCATTCACATTCAATGGAAGAATTGTAGATAACAATAATCGTGTTGTTAATACTGGAATTTCTATTCTAACTACCAATACTGCATCCAGAGGTGGTCAGGATATTGAATCTGTAGAATCTATAAAAAAATATGCTCCAAGAATTTACTCTTCTCAGAATAGAGCAGTAACAGCAACAGATTATGAAACGATTATTCCAAGCATTTATCCAGATACAGAATCTGTTTCTGTTTTTGGTGGTGAAGATCTAAATCCACCAAAATATGGAAAAGTTTATATTTCCATAAAACCAATAAATGGGACTTTTGTTTCCAGTCAAATTAAAGACAATATCAAAAATAGTCTGAGAAAATATAGTGTTGCTGGAATTGTACCAGAAATCCTCGATCTCAAATATCTTTATATTGAGTATGATGTTTCAGCATACTATAATTCAAATCAAGCACCAAGTTCAAATTATCTACAATCAATAATTGCAAGTAACATAGATTCTTATGCAAACTCATCTGAGTTGAATAGATACGGTGCAAGATTTAAATATAGCAAATTTTTGAAAATTATAGATGATAGCAATAGTGCTATTACATCAAATATTTCAAAAATTTCAATCAGAAGAGATTTGAAACCCGCATTGAATCAATTTGCGGATTATGAAATTTGTTTTGGAAATGCTTTCCATATCAATAAGACCTCTGGATATAATATTAAATCATCGGGATTTCTTGTTAGTGGAATATCTCAAGTTTTATACTTATCAGATATTCCAAATAGTGATGGTAAAACGGGATCTATATTTTTCTTCCGTATTACCTCAAAAAATGATCCTATCATAGTTCGTAAGAACGTTGGGACGATTAATTATGAAAGAGGTGAAATTATTTTAAATCCAGTTAATATAACTTCTACATTAAAAACGAAAGATTCTGAATCTATTATTCAAATTTCTGCTACACCAAAGTCAAATGATGTGATTGGTTTACAGGATCTTTATTTGCAATTAGACACTTCTAATAGTGTGTTAAATATGGTATCAGATGAAATATCTTCAGGTTCTGATATCTCTGGATCAACATATACAGTAACTTCCAGTTATTCAAACGGAGACATCGTAAGAATATAAAATGACAGAAACAAGAATCAAAATTAGTTCGGTTGTTAAAAACCAGATTCCAGAATTTGTAAGAGAGGAATTTCCATTAGTTGGGGAATTTCTCAATCAATATTATATTTCTTTAGAATCTCAAGGGTCTACTTATGATTTGATTCAGAATATAGACAAATATGTTAAAGTAGATAACTTAACTAATTTAACTGATTCAACATCTCTGACATCTAATGTTTCCTTCTTTGATAGTACCATAAGTGTATTATCTACTGCAGGGTTTCCAGACTCTTATGGACTGATTCAGATAGATTCTGAGATCATTACATATACTTCAAAGACTGAAACCTCTTTCTTGAATTGTGTAAGAGGATTTAGTGGTACAACATCTTTAGAGAATAGTCCTATTTCGGATGAATTAGTATTTGCAGATTCTTCCTCCGAACAACATACCTTAGGTGCAACTGTAAAAAATCTTAGTATTTTATTTTTACAGGAATTTTTCATTAAAGTTAAAAAACAAATCACACCAGGATTTGAAGATAGAAGTTTTTATGAGGGGATTAATGAATCTCTTTTCGTAAAGCAGTCCAATGACTTTTACACTTCAAAAGGAACTGATAGATCATTTGAAATTCTTTTCAGAGCTCTTTACGGATCTGATGTTGAAGTAATAAAACCTCAAGAGTTTTTAATTCAACCATCAGATGCTCAATATAGAATAACAAAAGATTTGGTAGTTGAAAGAATTGAAGGAAATATAGAAGATCTTATTAATAGAACAATCTACCAAGATCAAACTGATTTTATCGATAAAGCAAGGGGAACCGTAACAAAGGTAGAAAAAATATCCAGAAATACAAAAGATTATTATATTCTCAGTTTAGATTATGGATATCAAAGAGATATTGACGTAGAAGGATCAATTTTTGGAGAATTTTCTATTCACCCAAAAACTAAAGTAATTACGACAATTTTTGATTTAGATTCTAGCGTTTCTCAATTTGTTCAGAGTTCCACTTCTATTGACGTTGATTCTACAGCAGGATTTCCAGAGTCAGGAAATCTTATTGTAAAATTAGAGAATGGAATAGAACTTTTAATTTCATATGAACAAAAAACCTTAAACCAATTTCTTAATTGCGAAGGAATTACTCAAGAAATTCCTTCAGGTATAGAAATAAGATCCGATGCATATGCATATGGGATAACAGATTCTGGAAATATAAAATTTATTGTAACTGGTGTATTATCAGATCTACAAATTCCATCAAGCCAATATCAAAATGTAAATTATCCAATTAAAATTAAGTCTCTTGGTAAAGAGTTAACCGGATATAAAGAAAATAACTGGTTCTTTAATCATTCAATAAGATATAATGTACAATCTATTGAACAAATTGATTCCTCTGATGGTGAAATTTACTCATTGACATTTTATGATGATCATTCTCTTGTTATTGGAGATATTATTATCATAAGATCTTCTTCTGGAGAAGATAAATCCGCAACTGTTGTTGCATATAACAATTCTATAAATTATCCAGAACTCATCGTATATACATCAAATGTTCAAAATGTATACGTTGATGCTGATGAATCTCTTTATGTTGCATCTCCATCTCTTCCAACATATTTAAATCAACCATTAAATATTGAAAATAGATCAGTAGAATTTACTTCAACATTTAATGGAGTCCAATTAAATATAGGATCCCATTCATTCTATACAGGAGATGCAATATATCTCAGATTAACGAATGAATTAGATCAAATCCCTAATGGATTCTATTTTATTAAAAAAATTAATAATACAACAATAAGTCTTGCAAAGAGTAGAAGTAATATATTTACGGATGATTATATTAATGGCAATGGTCTTTCGGTAACTGGTGTTATTGAATATGCGGATTTTGTAGATGAAATTACGCAGCAATCTAAAAAATTAGAACCTCAAAAAATTATTAGAAAATTACAAACTCCCTCTAATAGTAGTTTTGAGAACTATACTAATCCCGGATCGATCGGTGTTCTGGTAAATGGTGTAGAAATTTTAAATTATAAATCGGAAGATTCGATTTACTATGGTCCAATAGAAAGTATTGATGTTATATCTTCTGGTAATGGTTATGATGTTATAAATCCTCCTGAGTTAGAAATTACTGATGAAATTGGGATTGGGGCAACAGCATATTGCTCTGTTATTGGTAAACTGGAAAAAATCAATGTTATAGACGGTGGTTTTGATTATATCGATAATCCTACTATTAGTATATCTGGTGGAAACGGAAAAGAAGCAATTGCAAAAGCAAATTTAACATCTTTTGACCATTCTGTTACATTTAATTCAGCATCAAGTTCTTCCGCAGTTAATACTTCATCAAACACAATTACATTTAATGAATATCATAAATTTAGAGATAATGAATCTGTAATTTATGAAACAAATGGACAAACTGCAGTTGGTGGATTATCAACAAATTCTCAGTATTTTGTATCCGTACAAGATGGATATACTATTAAATTGCATAATAGTTTTGATGATTCTGTAGTTGGCGTTAATACAATTTCCATTAATTCCTATGGAATAGGTATTCATAAATTCAAATCAACTTCCAAGAAGAAAAAGATAACATCAATTTCTATAGAAAATTCTGGATTTGATTTTGAAAATAAAAAAACCGTTGCGACATCAAGTGGAATTAATACAGCATCAAATATTATTTCTATAAGAAATCATGGTTATAAAAATGGGGATATATTAACGTATTCTTATACAGAAACACCAGTATCTGGTCTTGCATCAACTTCTACTTACTACGTAAGTGTAGTTGATAATAATGGATTTAAATTATCAACAGTTGGAGTTGGAACAGAAGAAAAAGATTTTTATTATAAAACCAATCAATATGTTAATCTGAGTTCTAGTGGAACTGGATTACATGTTTTTAACTATGAACCAATTAATGTAAGTGTAATTGGAAGAATCGGAGTATCAACATTAACTGGACAAGATTTTGGTGCTGTACTACAACCTATTTTTAGAGGTGAAATAAACTCAGTATTTGTGCAAGATGGAGGTTCATCTTATGGATCTGCTGAAATTTTAAATTATGCAAAACAACCATTATTTACTCTTAGTAGTGGATCTTCTGCACAGATTACACCAATTATTAGTAATGGAAAGATTGTTGATGTCATCATTAACTCTTCAGGAGCAAATTATAATTCTCCACCAGATTTAGTAATTAATGGACCTGGTGTTGGTGCAGTGCTAACCCCCATTATTTCTGATGGAACTATCATCTCAGTAGAGGTTATTTTTGGTGGTATTGGATATGTTGAAGGTGAAACAACGATTGATGTAATTGCTGCTGGTTCTTCCTCCAAATTGCAAGCAAATATTAAAAATTGGAGAGTAAATCTTGTAGAGAGATATGTTCAATCAAATCAAATATCAGATGATGATGGAATAACAACAGTAGGTATAAACAAATTTGGATTAGAGTATACTCATGCATATTCTCCAAGAAAGTTAAGAACATCTGTACTTGCAACACGTTATAGAAATGGTCAGATTGTTTATGAACCAGATTTAGTTTTTCTTAATGGTCAAGAAACTAATTCAAGATCGCACTCTCCTATAATTGGATGGGCTTATGATGGAAATCCAATTTATGGACCTTATGGATATAATACAATCTCTGGTGGATCTGTAAGATCAATGGTTTCTGGTTATGAATTATCTGTTCAACCAGGCAGACCAAGTACTTCATTATACCCTATTGGATTTTTTGTTGAGGATTATCGTTATACAGGTAATGGTGATCTTGATGAGCATAATGGTAGATTCTGTGTAACTCCAGAATATCCAAATGGAATTTATGCATATTTTACCACTATTAATAATGGATCTGTAGATTCAAATGGTGCATTTAAGAATTATAAAAAACCAGTGTTCCCATATTTTGTTGGAAATACTTACAAATCAGATCCAATTGCGTATAATTTTGAAATATCATCAAACCAAGATTTCATTGATATAAATGCTCAAGGTTGGTTTAGAAATACAACTCCATATAATTTAAACAAATCAAATAGTGGATATGACTTTATTTTAGATCCAAATAAAGTTAGACAGCAAACGTCAATTGTCAAATCAGTTTCATCAGGAAAAGTAACTTCAATCGGTATTGAAACTGGTGGATTTAATTATCAAGTTGGTGACCAAATTAATTTCACCAATCCTTCTCTCGATAGCACTCCGCCAAAAGCATCAGTATCTTTTATTGGTGGAAAGATAGTAACATCTGTATCTGCAGCAACTTCGTCTATAACAAATATTGAGTTTTACAAATTAACTCAGAGCAATTACATTGCAATTTCGACTGCTCCACATTATTTTAGTAATAGGGATTTTGTTTCTTTTAGTACAATTGATGAATATAAAAACTCTTCAATTATTGGAGTAAAACCAAATTCTCTTACGATAACTGCTGGTGTTGGATCTGCTTTATATACTGGCAGTGTAACATATTTTAAAGTTTCCGGAAACTTGTCAGAAACAGCAATTTATGAAAATGATTTCTATAAAATTGGAAATGAGCAAGTAAAAATACTAAATGTTGATCCAGAGTCATCAAGAATTAGGGTTCTCAGAGAGCAAAATGGAACAACAGGTGTTGTTTCATACACATCTGGACAAATCCTAACCGAACTCCCAAGAAAAATGTCTTTGAGTTTTGGTGTAGAAAATAATTATGATCTTAATGTAAGAAATAAACAGTTTTATTTTGATCCACCAGAAACTCTTGGAATTGGAACAGTTTCTGGTGTAGGAATTAACTCTACTATCAATTTCTCAAATCCAGGTGTTGGATTAACTCAGGTTGTTATCCCAACTAGATCTTTGTATATTCCTAATCACAATCTAGTTACTGGTGATGAATTAATTTATTCCTCTAATGGAGGAACTCAGATTTCAATTTCGACTGATGGATATTCATCTTTCTTGCTTCAGGACAATTCTGTTGTTTATGCAGCAAGATTATCTGAAAATTTGATTGGTATTTCCACATTTAGAGTTGGTTTGGGATCAACCGGAACATATGTTGGACTTGGTATTACATCAACCAATTTACTATACTTTACAAATGTAGGTTCTGGAAATACACATAGTTTTGAGACAAACTATCAGAATATTTTACTTGGCGAAATTTTCAAAAATGAAGTTACAGTCTCTACTGCATCTTCTCATGGACTATCTCTAAATGACTCAGTGATTTTTGACATTAAATCTGGAATTTCTACTAATTTATCTGTACAATATAATGATTATAACAGAAGAATAGTAATCAATCCTGTTGGATTTACAACCTCAAATGTTAATGTTGCAAATAATACAATAACCATTCCTAATCATGGTTATTTCACCGGACAAAAGGTAATTTATAAATCAAATGCACCATCTGGTGGTTTGACGAATGAAAAAATTTATTATGTTGTAGTAGTAGAT